AAGCCCTACAAGGGCGGTGGCCCCGCGAAGGTGAAGGGCTTCCCTCGGCCGCTCTACCCGCCGAACACGCCCGGCTACGAAGCCTCGAAGCGCGGCCCCGACGTGGTCGCCTACAAGCGCACGATCTGCAAGCTCTCGCGCTGGGGGCCGTGGGATCCCGAGTCCTGGGACGACGGCTACTGGACGGACTTCGCCAAGGGCAAGGACATGAAGTCGTCGGACGATCAGCGGCTCTGGTCGGGCGTCGCGGGCTTCCAGTGGCAGCAGAAGATCACCGCGACCGGCAACCTCGGCCAGCAGACCTTCGACGCACTCCGTTATGCGCTCGTCCCCACCGGCCCGCACGCGGGCGAGCAGGCGATGGACTCGGTCGCCTGCGACCTGATCAACCAGGCCTACGACCAGTTCAACAAGCCCGCGCCGCAGCCGACAGGCAAGCTGACCCGCAAGGCTTTCCCCTCGCCGAACTACTCCTCCCGGGGCGGCGCGACGGTACGGCTGATCGTGATCCACACCGCCGAGGGCGCGACGACCATCGAGTCGCTCGGCAACTGGTTCGCGAATCCGGCCAACGACGTGTCCTCGCACACCGGGATCGATGACAAGGCCGGTGTGATCGGCGAGTACGTGAAGCGCGGCAACAAGGCCTGGACGGCGGCGAGCGCGAACCCGGTCGCGGTACAGACCGAGTTGTGCGCCTTCGCGAGATGGTCGGCCTCCGAGTGGAACAAGCACCCGAACATGCTGGAGAACTGCGCCCGCTGGATCGCGGAAGAGGCCGAGGCCTTCGGGATCCCCATCGTCAAGCTGACCTCGGCTCAAGCTCAGGGAAGCGGAAGGGGTGTCTGTCAGCATGTGGACTTGGGTTCGTGGGGCGGCGGGCATTGGGATTGCGGCGGTGACTTCCCGATGGACAAGGTTCTCGACATGGCTAAGGGTTTCTAGGGTGGGTGCGAGCGAGCGGATGGAGCGGTTGCTGGAGAAAGAGGAGGGCGTCGTCTGGCCCGAGCCGCGTGAGGATCTGGACGAGGAACCGGACGAGCCGTGGGCGCGGGATCGGCGTTCGGGGGACAGGTTGCCGGAATGGATCCCGTCGCAATCGGAGCTTTCCTCTCCGGAGTAGCCGCCGTGATCAGCAGCGCCTACGCGATGCGCTCCGCTCACCGTCGGGACAGCGCCGAGTGCGAGAAGCGGCTGGAGGCGTTGCGCGAGGGGATCAGGATCGGGCGTGAGAAGACTCCCTGAGATCCTGCTCGGCCTCGGCCTGGTGCTGGCGGTCGGCGCTGGCATCCTCGCCGCTTCCGCGTTCGGAATCGGCCAGCAGGCTCCCACGAAGACTGTGACCATCGACGTGGCGACCGGAGCGACGGGGCCGCGAGGCCCGGCCGGAAGCCCCGGCGCGGAGTCCTGTCCGAGCGGCTACACCTTCTCGGCCGTGGTCTTCAACACGCCCGGCGGGCACCAGCAGATCGCAACCTGCCTCAAGGACTAAGGAGGGACGATGGCGAAGAAGCATCCCGGCTTCAAGACGGTGCAGTCGAAGATCGCCAAGCAGCAGGGTGTCAGCCAGAAGCGGGCGGGAGCGATCCTCGCCGCCTCGACCCGCAAGGCCTCGGCCAAGGCGAAGAAGGCCAACCCACGCTTGAAGAGGGTGAAGTGATGCCCGGCAAGAAGTACGCCTCGATCAAGAAGCCCGCCATGTACGAGGATCTGAAGCAGAAGGGCTACTCCAAGTCCTCGGCGGCGGCGATCTCCAACGCAGCGGCGGCAGGCACGCTCAAGCGCGGCAAGAAGAAGCGCACCAGCCAGCGTCCGAAGACGAAACGGAAGAGGTACTGATGGCGAGCAAGAGCGCACCTTTCGGCGGCAAGAAGGCGGCACCGTTCGCCTCGGCTTCCAAGCCGGGCGCGAAGCGCCGTCGCAAGAAGTCGTCCCCGAAGACGGCCAAGGGGACGATGAAGAAGAACGCCGCCTACTGAGGCTCTGTCGGCGAAGGGTTCTCCAGTAGCTGACAGAACAGACGGGGGAGCCTCATACGCGGCAGGCTCCCCCGTTAACACGAAGGAGAACCAGGTCAGATTAACCCGCAGTAGCGGGCGGTGTTCGGCCAGGGGTAAAACCCTCGTGTACGCCAGGCACGCTCGGCCACCCACATCTGCTCATGCGGAGTCCAGTGGTCGGCCGTGCCTTTCCTGCGTAACAGGTCGTGACCGTAGGTGGACATGAAGCCCCAGTCCATCTGGAGGCCTCCCCAGTACGGGGAGCCGGGGTCTGTCCACGAACCTTCGTAGCGGTGGATACAGAGCCACTGCGCCTTATGCGGGGGCGCGTAACGCGGGACTGCGTAAGCCGCGTGCGAGAACACGGCGTAGAGCACGACGGCGGCGATTGCCGCCAGGATCAGCTTCGTCATCCTCACCTCCGAGTCGGGGGGAACGCCAGGCTCGGATCCGTCTGGAAACCACCTCCTTTAAAAAGAGCCGTGGCGCGAAGTCGCGGGAACTTGAGGAGACCGCGTTGCCTCACGCCACGGCGTCTGTGCAATCGGGGCGTATCCTCTCACATGTCGTGGTCGTCGCCGAGGTTTCGCCCGAACGGGCCGAGCACGAGATCGCCGTACGCGCGCTGCGGCTCCTCAAGGCCAGGGAGTCGCCCTGCTTCTTCCTCCAGTTCGTGCGCTGCGTGGACGCCAAGACGGGAGAGGAGTTCAGCTTCGACCTGCTGAACCGGCGCGAGCGCGACTTGATCGACCTGGAAGGAAAGCCCGGACTGTGGTTCTGGCACCGGGCGGTGCTCGACTCCTGGCTGACACAGGAGGTGTCGCTGGAGTACAAGGCCCGCCAGATCGGCGTCACCTGGCTCGGCGCGGGCTATGGCCTCTGGATGGCGCTCTTCCGGCCGGGCACGCGGATCCTGATCATCTCGATCAACCTAGAGGAGGCGCAGAAGGTGATCGCGCGCATCTGGGGCATGTACCAGTCCGCGCCCGAGTACCTGACCCGGCATCTGGATTTGACCAAGCCCTCGCGCGGTGGCTCCCCGTCACAGGAGATCGAGTGGCTCGACCCAGAGACAAATCGCCGCTCCTCGATCCTCGCGCTTCCTTCGACGCCGAAGGCGGGCCATGGCGAGACGGCCGGGCTGGTGATCCTCGATGAGCACGCCCGCCAGGAGTACGCGCGTGAGTCTTGGAAGGCTGCCTTCCCGATCATCGACGGCGGCGGCAGGGCGATTATCGTCTCGACCGCCAACGGTGTCTCGACAGAGGACGGCGAGGGAGAAGCCCAGGGGAACTTCTTCCATTACCTGTGGGTGAATGCCGAGTCGATGGGGATCGAGCGGCGCTTCCACGGCGTCTTCACTCACCCGCTTCGCAACGAGAAGTGGTACCGGGAGAAAGCGCGCAGGCTCCCGGCTTCCGACCGGGCCGAGATGTACCCGCGTACGCCCGAGGAGGGCTTCATCGGCACCGGCCACTGCTGGTTCGACCTGGAGAAGCTGAATGCCTACCGCAACCGCTGGCGTGCGGAGGAGCGGAAGTACCTCTATCGGATGACGCTCAAGGAGACGTACCGCAAGGCGTCGATCATCAAGCGCAAGGACGGGGAGTGGCGGATCTACGAAGAGCCAGTTCCCGGGCACGGGTACGGGATCGCGGCCGATGTGGCGACCGGCTCCGGCAACGACTTCTCGTCGGCGCACTGCATCGACCTGACGAACGGGCGCTGGGTAGCCGAGTATCACGCCAAGGTCGAGGAGGACATCCTGGCGAAAGACCTCTACTACGCTGGGAAGTGGTACGGGGGATCCTCCGGCTGTCATGGTGATGCGCTGATCGCGGTCGAGGTGCAGGGCGGGTACGGACGCACGACGGTAATCTCGTTGCGCGACGGGATCAAGGGGCGCAAGGCGTACGTCAAGCTGTACCGGCACCAGACGACCTCGGCCGAGACCATTGACCCGGACGAGCGGTCGAACTTCGGCTTCCCGATGAATCAGGCCACTCGTCCGCTCGTGATCAACCAGTTGGAGCAGTGGATCCGCGACGAGCTATGCCCCTGGATCACGCCCGACCTGGACGCCGAGCTTCGCACCTTCTCCAAGCGCGAGACACGTCCCTCCCCACGCGCGCTTCCCGGTTGTAACGATGACCGGGTGATGAGCGCCGGAGTGTCGTTGGAGCTTTATCGGATGTATGGTCACCACGAGCGCAAACGTCGGCCGAAGCGAACTCGTGGGCGCTGGAAGAAGAGTCGCTACGCATGGGAGGTCGGCTGATGGCGATGGACATGATTGCGGGCCGTGCGGCACCGCCCGATCTCGGAGGGGGAGGGCCACCGCCCCCTCCGGGCTTCGACCCGACGGCAGGAGGGCCGGGGCCTGGCCCCGGAGATGCAGGGCCACCGCCGCCCGATCTCGCGGCGATCCTCGGCATGGGTGGCACGCCGACGGCGGGAACCTCCGACTCGGCCAGCATCGTGCAGCAGATGCTCGATCTGAGCCAGTCCTACCTCCAGAACGAGCAAGACCAGGAAGACCTGCTGGCGATGCAGAAGATCGCCACCGAGCTTCAGCAGCTTCTGACCAAGGATCAGCAGGACGCCGAGAAGATGATGGCGGGAACGCCCACGTCGCGCGGTATGCGGAAGGCTCTCGCGGGCACGCCCGCTGGCCCCTAGTCCCTCATGGCCCAGAACCCGCCCCAGTACAACCCGAACGCCAAGGACAGGGCGGCGATCCAGGAGGTCAAGGACTGCATCACCGAGGGCAAGCGGTGGCACAACTCCTTCGTGCAGCGCGTTGACCGGCGCTACGAGGCCTGGCGCGGGATGCTGCCCGAGAACGCCAAGCCCCCGGCGGGCTGGCGCTCCAACCAGCATCCGCCGTTCCTGATCAACATCGTGGAGGGGATGCTCGCCTCGCTGGAGGAGCAGAACCCCTCCTGGGAGGTCGCGCCGCGCGCGATCCCGGAGATGGACATGACGGACGCGCTTGCCGCCGTTGACCGCTCCGAGCTTGCCTCCTACTTGATCGGTCACCAGATGCGCGTGGACGGCTTCACCGAGAAGACGGGGCCGCTCGCGCACCAGGATCTGATCGCCGGGCTGACGGTCGCCAAGGTCTTCTGGTTGAAGAAGGAGATCAGGCGCAAGACCTACGAGGAGACGCCCGCCCTGATCTACGACGAGACGGGCGGCACCATCGACATCGCCAACGCGCTCCAGGAGAACGAGACGATGACGGTGGTGCGTGACGACCCGACGATGGAAGTGCGGGACGTGCGCGACTTCATGTACCCGGAGTCGGCGATCTCGGTCGAGTCGGCTCCCTGGGTGATTGACCGCACCTTCGTCACCAATGACACGCTGGAGCGGATGGCCGAGCTTGGCGTCTACAAGAACGTCAAGTACATGAAGCTGGCCCGGATGGACGACAGCAACATGGGCCAGTCGGACGCGACCTCCGAGCGGGAGAACCGGCTCCGCAACGCCGACCGGACGCGCGGCTTGAACGAGATCATCGAGCTTTGGACGGACGAGAAGGTGGTCACGCTCGGCAACGGGCAGGTGCTGCTCCGCAACGAGGACAACCCGTTCGAGCACGGGCGCAAGCCGTTCGTCGTCTGCTCGGCGATCCCCGACCTGTTCCAGATCCCCGGTCTCTCGGTGATCGAGGGACTGGCGGGGATGCAGGAGATGCTCTGGACGCTGACCAACCTGCGGCTGGACGCGACCAGGATCGCCTCGAACGTGATCACGTTGATCCGCGCCGACGTGGACGATCCCGAGCAGTACGAGTGGGCACCGGAGGCGCAGTGGATGGTGCCGGATCCGAACGCCGTCAAGGTGATGGACATGGCCCCGGTGGCCGCTGCTGCTGCCTCGACGCTCCAAGCGGAAGGCCTCCTTCGCGGCGACATCCAGAACGTGATGGGCGGCTTGCCCTTCACCGGCTCGGCGCAGTCCCAGACGCTGCCGACGGAGACAGCCACGGGCGTCTCGATCATCACCAACATCGCGCAGGCGATCCTCGCCCGGCGCAAGGGCCAGTACCAGAAGATGTTCGGGAAGATCGGCCAGATGTTCCTGGAACTCGACCAGCAATTCCTGCGCGAAGACCGGATCGTGCAGGTGCTCGGCGAGAGCGGCGCACGCCGTTTCCTGGAGGTCGGCTGGCAGGACGTGCAGGGGATCTACGACGTGAACCTGAAGGTGACCGGCGAGTCGCTGATGCGCCAGGAGCGGCGGGCAGAGAACCAGGCGCTGCTCACGACCGCCATGCAGTCGGCCCCGATCATGGCCCAGTCCGGCATGCCGCTGAACCTGCGCCGCTTCTGGGAGAAGCTGCTCGACTCGTACGACATCTCGGACAAAGCGACCTACTTCGTGATGCCCGGAGAGCAGGCCGGGCAACAACAGATGTCGCCGCCCGGCTCGCCTCCGACCGCTGATGGCCTGGCCGGGCAGATGCAGAACGGGGCACTCCCCCCGGGCGGCGGCACCAACGAGGCGCTGGCGGCAGGCCCCACCTCGCCCTCTTCGCCGGTCAGTCTCTCGCCAGCGGCCTCGATGCAGCGGCAGTTGGCTAAGGCCGGGGCCGGGAGGGCGGCGTGACGCTGCTGGACGAAGAGCAGCGAACCTGGATTCGCCGGGCCGACGCGCTCTCCAAGCTGCCGCAGATCGAGGGCTTCCAGTTCCTGACCGAGGAGATGGAGTTGAAGCGGCGGCGGATGGAGAAGGAATTGATCACGCGCGTGCTCGCCGAGGGCATGGACGCCGAGACGATCAAGCTGAACGCCGAGCGTTACCACGGCTTCGTGGCCGGGATGCGCTACGCCGTGCTCGTCGTTCCTGCGGGCGCTGCGCGCAGGCTGGAATTGCGCGAGCAGCCGCCCGAGGACGACAACGAGGAGGTGGAAGACCGTTGGGTGTTGTAGACGATCCGAACCTGGCCGGGATCGAGGAGGCGACGCGCAAGATCCAAAGCGGCGAGGGGAACCTCGACCAGCGCGACCTACAGGCCAGGATCAACCTCAAGCGCGAGGCGACCTACCAGGACGAGGGAATGGTTCTGCCGTCCTCGATGGGCGATGACATCGAGCCGCTGGAGACCGAGGAGACGGGGGAGGTCGTTCACGATGAGCCGCCGCCACCGCAGGAGGAGGAAGGAGCCGAACCGGAGGGGGAGCCGGGCGAGGGGATCGAGGAGGAAGAGCCGGAAGAGATCACGGACGCCGAGCTAGAGGAGTTCTACGTCGGCCGCTACCAGACGAAGGAAGCGGCCGAAGAGGGCCTGGCCGAGAAAGACCGCACCATCGACCGGCTCTTCCAGGAGCTTCACGAACGCGACCAACAGCAACCGCAGGAGGAGCAGGGGCCAGCCCAACTGGACATGCCAGCTTGGCACCAGTGGGCCGAACAGGCGGTCGCCGAGGGCCAGGGGATCTCGGGCGCGATGGAGGCGCTTCGCACAGGAGGCCCCGAGGGCTACGACATCTACCTGGCGCACTGGCTCTCCGACCCGGAGCAGGTTCCGCAGGCGCAGGCCTTCAACAACCAGGTGATGCGTCAGATGGCGACCAACCAGGCGATGCAGGCGGTCACGCCGCTGATGCAGCGCGAGCAGGAGCGGATGATCGAGGACGAGGCCGAGGTCGCGAAGCTGATCGCCTCGGACGGCAAGGACGACTTCGAGGAGCTTCAGCCCGAGATGGACAGGCTCGTGCGCGAGCAGGGACTGTTGCCCGAGCAGACGAAGCAGCGGCTCGCGGCGATGGCGCAGCAGGGCGGCGTCGAGGGCAAGGTTCACGCCTGGGAGTACCTCTATATGGCGGCATCGGCAGCCAAGGGGAAGAACCGCGCCAAGGCGCAGCGGGTCGAGGACGGGCGTAGACGCGCAGCCGCCGACCGCGCTAAAGTCGCGGCAACAGTTTCAACTTCCGAAGGGGCGGTGACTCGCACCCCTCGCTCAGAGGCCGAGTCGTACGTCGTCCAGAAGAAGAACGCGATACGCCAGAGGCTGGGCCAGCCGCTGATCGAGGAGTAGCTGCACCCCCTCCCTCCAGCGAGACAAGTGAGATCCAGAACCAACGTCTCGGCTAGAGAGGAGCAGCAGCTTGTCCACAATCACCAAGATCTCGGGCCAGGTCGGTTCGGTTTCAGTCGGTGCGACACCGGCCGAGATCATCCCCGAGTCGCTGGTCATCGACATGCGGGAAGAGATCTCGATGGCCGACGAGGACGAGTCCCAGTTCACGACCTTCCTGATGAAGGCCAAGCACTCGACGGCCACGCGGGAAAAAATCAACTGGCGTGAGAAGGACTACTTCCCGCGCCTGGTCTCCGTGGCGACGGCCTACACCAACTCGGCCACCTCCATCGTCCTGACGGCCGGACAAGGCAAGCGCGTGCGCGTCGGCGACGTGCTCCGCAACATGAGCACCGCCTCCGGGGACGCCTACCTGGTCACCGCCGTCGCGACCGACACGCTGACCGTCGTTCCGGTCGGCGTCAAGGCGCAGCAGGCGGGGGCAGTCGGCGACACGATGCTGATCGTCGGCAACGCGTCGGCACAGGGAGCGGACTACCCCGAGGTGCAGTACCTCGCGCCCACGCTCGGCTACAACTACACGCAGATCTTCCGGCACGGCGCGATCTTCTCGCGCACGGCCCGCTCGGTGGACTACTACGGCCAGGGCGAGCCGAGCCAGGAAGAGGCGCTGAAGGGGATCGAGCACAAGCGGGCCATCGAGTACACGGGCTTCTGGGGTGCCCGTTTCGTGACCTCGTCTCCGGAGCCGACCGGCGGTGCCGGTGGCATGGTCGAGTTCATCAACACCTGGAAGGACGACCGCTCGGCCAGCTTCACGGCCGACGACCTGGACTCCTTCATGCGGAACGTGCTCCAGCACGCCTCGCGCAACTCGGTCATGTTCGTCGCGCCGCTCGTCGCGCAGCGGATCTCGAAGATGAACAGGGGCGGTCAGGGAACGGCCTGGCGTCCCGACCCGCAGAACGTGGCGGGCCTGAAGGTGGATGCCTTCCTGTCCGGCGTCTACGGCTACGAGGTGCCGGTGATCGTGAAGAAGGACTGGAACGACTTCCCGACGACCACCGCGCTCAAGCCGTACGGCACCTGGGGCTTCGTGATCGACCTGAACCGGGTCGAGTACAAGACCCTGACCGGCGGCGACACCTCGCTGCTGGAGAACCGGCAGCATCCCGGTGCGGACAAGAAGGCCTCCGAGTGGCTGACCGAATGCACCTGGGAGATCCGCAACGAGAACTCCCACGGCTACTTCTACGGAGTCCAGTAGCGGTCGGCCGTCTCGACAAGTTCGGGGGGCGGCTCACGTTTGGCCGAGCGCGAGTCGCCCACCGAAGCAAAAGGAGGGCCATGAAGTTCGTTTCGCACAGTCCGGCCATGAGGGTCGGCGTCCTGCCCAAGAAGTCCCACTTCACCAACTACGGGGACGAGATCGTTGACCAGGAGGGCTACAACGCCCAGTTCCACCCACGCTTCCTGGACGAGGAGGCCGTGCACTTCGCCGAGAAGGTGTTCCTGAACGAGTTCGGGCAGATCCACGGTCAGACCGTGCTGGCCGACGAGGTGACGCCGACCCCGTTCATCGAGCGGCTTTCGGCCTTCGACACCGACGTGGTGGCGATAGAGGAACAGTGGGACGCGCGCACCGTCACCGACGTGTACGGGAAGCAGCACGACTTCAAGCAGTTCGTGGAGAACTATCTGTCCGAGCACGGCGTCAACCACCCGGACTACCGGGAAGTGATCGGGCTTCCGGCGCAGCCGCCCTGGCCGAACTACCTGGAGTACCGGGGCACGCTGGAACAGCTTGTCTCGCGGCTGGTCGAGGACGGGCACGATCTGCTGGAGGTGATTCGCTACGAGGAGCAGACCGGCCATCGCCAGCCGGTGATCGAGGCGCTGCGCGAGGTGCTGTACGAGCAGCAGGCCGAGATCGACGGCGCGGTTCAGGTGCTCGCGTGAGCGAACGCTGGAAGAAGCAGGCCAGGGCCTACGACTGCATCGAGGGCGACACGCTGACCCAGATGCCGGACGGCTCGCTGATGGTCTCAGCCGAGATCTCGGTGGACGACGAGACGCTCGGGCGGATGCTCCAGGGCTACATCTGCATCATGTGCCTGGAGCCGCAGGAGGTGCCGTTCCCCGACAAGTGCCCGCTCTGCGGCTACCGCATCAGCGCACGGCAGCTACACGATCTCTCGACTCGGCGCGGCGCGCTGAAGGAGGTTTGGGTCGGCACGCGGATCAAGAAGGAGGACGAGATCGCGCGCATGGGCGAGATCTATGACTTCGAGAAGCGCACCGGAATCGTTCTCCCTGACTCGGTCAGGTTTCCGCAGGGGCCGCTGTGAACCTGGGCCAGTTGAAGCTGCGCGTCTCGCGCCTGCTCGGTGTCTCGCTCGGCACCGACGACGACGCGATAGACGAGACGGAGTTCCTGGAGGAGCTTGCCAATGAGGCGGTGCTGGACATCCTGACGCGCACGCGCGTGAACATGATGGAGCAGGTGATCTCGCTGGCGGGCGGATCGCAGGAGGTCGATTTCTCGACCTACATGCTGCGGGTCGCCGACGTAAAGCTGAACGACCAGTTGCTGACCGAGGGGCCGCGCGACAACCTGCTCTCAGACCAGTTCGCCTTCGTCGGCTACAACTGCATGCTGCTCGGGATGGTGCCCAACGCGGGAGACGTGCTCAGCTTCTGGTCGTCACCGAAGCCCTCGATCCTGAACGACGACTGGGACGATCCGTCCCTGGATGCCTACGGGGGCATCCCGGCCGTCTTCCACAAGGCCATCGTGGACTACATGTGCTGGTGGTCGGCGGACAAGCTCGGCGACGTGCAGGCCGGGCGCGGCGAACGCTACCGGGCGCAGTACGAAGGCCAGGACGGACTCGGTGGCCCCGGCTCGGACATCGGCAGGATCCGGCTCGGGATCACCGCACGGGGAGGCAACACGCTGGTACGCCGCCGCCGCGAAGTCTTGATGAGTGACGCGAGCGGCGACCCGCAGTACTGGACGGGCTGATGGCCGACCTGACCTCGCTGCTCAGGGACGTGCGAGGCCTCTATTCCGACCGTGGCCGTGACCAGCTTCCGGCCGGATCGGTCTGGGAACTGAGCGACTGGGTGCCGCTCTTGGTGCAGGCCGGGGCGAGGATTCGCGGCGCGTGGACGTACCAGTCGGCTCCGCTCCCGAACATCCCGGACGCGATGGTCTACGCGACCTTCCTGGCGGGGCCGAAGCTGCTGGTGGCGAACGGGAGCGTACTCAGCGACATTCCGCTCACGGGAACGCCGCCGACGACTCCGGTGGCGACCCAGCCCATCGTGAAGACCAAGCAGAGTCCGATCATGCACCGGGACAAGCTGATCGTTCCGGCGGGCGACGGGACGAGCAACGCCAGGGTGATCAGTTGGAACGGCACTGCCTGGACGGTCGCCAACACTCCGGGCGCACCGTCAGGCGCTTACCCCGCTGTCGGCATGTACGCCTGCGTGTTCAAGGATAGGACGGTTCTCGCCAACTCGGCCGCGAATCCGTCGCTGGTCGTCTGGTCGCCACCGGGTGATCCGCTCGGAACCACTACGGGCTACGGAGGGACGTACGACGCGCAGTCCTTTAACTTCACCAGCTTCCCGATCAAAGGCTTGGCCGCGCAGCGCGCCCAGATCCTCTGCTTCCACGATTCCTCGGTCGAGCGGCTGCGCGGTACCACGCCTGCTGACTCGCATCTCCCGCCCGCGCAGTCGGCCGGAGACCTGATCCTGGACGTGCTCTGGGACAGGGCGGGCTGTTACGACGCGCGCTCGATTGCGCTCTGGCAGGACAACGTGATCTTCGCGGACGCGCGCGGGATCCACCTCACGGACGGTTCGCTGGTTCGCAACATGACCGTGCAGGGCGGCGTGATCAACGCCTGGCACCAAGCCTTCAACCGGGGCGGCAAGCCGCCGGACTCGGTGTGCGGCGGCGTCTACCGCGACTACTACCTGTGCTCGATCCGGCACGAGACAGCGCCCGGGTCTGGAGTGCTGGCCTTCCCGCCGGACATGTTCGTGATCGACATCCCGACCAGGCGGATCTTCACCTTCGGGAACATCGACTCGGTCAGCTTCACCTTCTCGGTCGGCACCACGGAGCAGTTCTTCGGCACCAACCAGGCGACCAAACAGGTCACCGACTTGACGCGCACCTTCGACCCGGACAACACGAAGCTCCAGATCGACGGCAACAACGCGCCCGTGCTCCCGGCGATCTCGACCGGTTGGAACCTGCTGACCAAGAAGCCGGGCTTCAAGCGTGTGATCGAGGCCCAGATCACCTACCAGGCCGACCGTGACGACGACAGCGACACGTTACAGGCCTACTACTCGAACTCGCCCATCGGCGCAGACAGGCCGCTGACCCAGCTTCACTCCTCCAAGGATCTGATCCGCAGGCCGGTGGCGATCCGCCGGAGAATGGAAGGTCTGGCGATGCGCCTGGCCCAGACGCAGCCGACCAAGGACACGCGCCTGTTCGACATCTCCGTGCGCGCCTACGCAGAGCAAGAGAGCCGGACATGAGCGCGGTCGATTACCAGACCTTCAGCTTCGATGAGGCTCCGCGTCCGCTCACCGACCGGGAGCGGAACCTGCTGCACCGAATGTTCTCGGACTGGGTCGAGGTGCCGGGCGAGTGGAAGTCGGCGCTGAAGAAGTGGCTGGAGACAGATCCGCCGATCCTCGGCAAGTCGGCGCTCGGGATGTTCAACGTGGCCGGTCTGCCGCCGGGAGGCGCGGTCGGCAACCCACTGATCAAGTCCGACCCGCGCGACTACTACGCGGCCTGGGACTCCAGGCTCGCCTTCCCGCCGAGCGGCGCTGGCGGCGACATCATCTTCGGGGGCGACTCGGTGGTGAACCTGTACCGGAACGGCCCCGGGCACCTGAAGACGGACGCGACCTTCGACATCGGCGGCGGGCTGAACGTCACCGGCAACACGAACCTGACGAACCTGGTCGTCAGCGGCACCACCAACCTGAGCGGCAGCACCACGATCAACAACCCGACCTTCACCGGAACGGTCACGGGGATTGCGGGCCTGCTGCCGCCGGGAGGCGTAACCGGCAATCCGCTGGTCAAGACGAGCGGGGCCGACTACGCGGCGGGCTGGAACTCCATCGTCTTCTCCGCGTCGGGCATGACCATTGCCGGTGACACGAACCTGTACCGGGTAGGTGGCGGACAACTCAAAACCGACGGCCAGCTTTACGTCGGCAACCGCATCTGGTCGGGCGGGGTGGGAACCGGGGGCATCTGGGTGGACGGTGGCGCTCAGTTGGTCGGCTCGTACGACTCGACGCGGATCGGCATGTACTTCACCAGCGGCGGCTGGCAGTTCCTGCTCGACAACAGCGGCCGGATCTGGGTCAGCGGCAACTCCGAGACGCAGCTTTGGCGCGGCAGCGCGAACACGCTCCAGACGAACGCGCACATCCAGGCCGGGTTCCACATCTACACGGGCACGGGCGGCTACTCGGTGATCACCACCGCCTACACCTACAACCGCCACAACGCTGGCGGCGTCATGGCCGGTGTCAGCGACGACGTGAAGCTCTACCGGGACACCTCGGTGGACTACACCGGCTTCCGAACCGACCAGGACTTCATCTTGGGCAAGGATCTGGGCGTCACCGGCTGGAGTCCGCTCTACGTGTTCTTCAGCAACATCGGCTTTCGTCGGGTATATGTCGGGTCGGTCACAGGCTCGGTGCCCGCCGGGAAGCGGTGCCTGATCATCGACTGAGGAGGAGCCAATGCCAGCAGAGACAAAGGACGTGGTCGCGATCTCCTGCGACAACCCGAAGTGCGCGGGTCATTCCGACCTGAAGAAGACCGACCGTACCGGCTGGCTGTTCATCAACAGCGAGGTGTACGGGAACCAGGTTCAGAGCACGGTCTTCGGCTCAATCGAGTGCCTGACTCAGGCGACCACGGAGGATCCCACCCTGTTCGTCGGAGAGCCGACCCCGGTAACGCCATGATGCCGAACGGATCTCAGCCCTCGCCCGAAGAGCAGATCGCCAGGCTCCAGAACGACCTCCAGGACGCGCATCTCGTGATCGGGCAGCAGCAGGTGACGCTTCTCCGGCTGAACATGATGTTGGCGCAGGCACAGGCCCAACTGGCCGAGCAGGCTGGTGACCCCGAACTGACGGTCGTAGACTGAGAGACCAGGATGGCGACCTCCGACGACCTGCTGAAGGCGCTCGGAATCGACCCTTCCCTTCTGGGGGCCGGGCACTGGAACTACCCCGACTACCAGAACCTGATCGCGAACGACGCGACCTACAAGGCCGCGCTCGCGTCAATCGAGGCGGGCAAGACGAAGATCGCAAACGACCGCGCGAACTCGGTTGCGGCCCTGATCTACGGCTTCGGCGATCCGAGACAGTTGACGGGCGCTTCCACCTCGCCCTACGCGACCTTCCTGCAAACGCATCCGGAGATCGCTGGAGACATCACACCCGCCACCATCGCAGCAGCGGGCACAAACCCGTACTCGTACCTGGCGAATACGGCACTCACCGAGAGCCAGTCGAACGCTGCCGGTGCCGCGAACGCGGCGGCTCGTGGCGTGCTCCAGTCGGGCGCATACACCGATGCACTGCGGCAGGCGCAGGACGTGTACGACCGAAGTCTGTACGCGGGCGTCAACGACCTGCTCGGGCCGACGGGGATCGGCGGTGCGTATAACACCTGGGAGGCGGCGTACCAGGACTTTCTGAACCAGCAGAGGATTGCCCAGGGCGAGGCCGCTGGCCGCGTTCAGGCGCTCTACCCGCCGAACTGGGTGACCGATAACCCGACGGGGCCGAAGGTGACGCCCTCGGGGCAGACAGGCCCGGGCGGACTCGACACCGGTCTCGCGCCCGTCTACGGCAACCCGCCGGTTCAGCCGACCACCTGGGTAGGCATCGGCGCGACGCCGGAGCCGATCCCGGCCGGGCATCCCTGGACGGGCGACATCAGCCCGGTGGGGCCGTCACCCGATCAGGCGAGCTTCGGAGCCACCGTGCATCCGCCCGGCTACATCCCACCCGCACCGATGGTCGGAGCGCCGGTCAACCGGCATCCCTTCGACCCGAACTGGCTGGGGATCCAGTAGATGGCCGTCTCGCCTGCCACCCGGGCACTGCTGGCGCGGAGCGCGTCTCTCGCTGCCTACTACGCCGGGAAGCACCCGAGAGCCGCGAACAGGGTCGCCGGGACGGTGCCGGGTGCGACTCCACAGACGGCCGCGAGAAGCTTCGATCTGGCGACCTACTACGGGACGCCGGGCGTGGTTCCCGGCAGCACGATGCCCGCAGGCTGGACGCCGCCACATGTGACGCCGCCGGGGACGACGACTCCGGGTAGGACGCCGCAGACCCTCGGTCTGCCACCTGAACAGCAGGCGGCGCTGATCGCCGCAGCGGGCCTGAACCCGCAGATAGACGAGTTGAAGCGCCAGGCCGCGATGAAGGAGTTGTCGGGCCAGGCCTCGGTCGAGGCCGCACAGCGGGTTGCTGCCGCACTCGGTGCTCTGGGCGCGAACATCCCCGCTACGACCCAGGCCGCGTACAACACGGCCGGGCAGAACGTCATGGACGCGGCCACCATGCTCGGAGGGCCGGACAATCCGATTGCCGCTGCGGCGCAGGCCTCGGCCGCTGCCGACAACGAGCGGCTGGCCGCGCTTGGATTGCCACAGACCATCGGCACGCAAGCCCCGACCGCGCTCCAAGGCTCGCAGTACATCGGCGGCTTCCTGCCTTCGCAGAGCTTCTACCAGCAGGCCGCATCGGCTGTTGCCGACTCGCTCGCGCAACAGCACGCCGGAGAGGCGGGGTTGTTGCAGCAGGGTCTGACGACGCAGGGGCAGCGCGCCCAGGAAGCGGCCGATCTGCTCGGCCAGGTCGGCTCTCTGGAGGCCACGCGGCCCGGGCTGACGCAGCAGGCACTGGCGACGATCCAGGATCAGATACTCAGGAACCGGACACTGGCCGAGGACATCCGGCACAACAAGGCGAGCGAGGCGGTGCAGAGCGCGGCGTCGAAGGCGCAGATCGCCTCCCTGAACCGGGCCTGGTACCAGACGCAGCTTCAGAACGCGAAGACGCTGACCGACATGACCGGCAACCTGTACGTCGTCAACAGCAAGGGCCAGGTCGTTCCGGCGGGCGTCAAGGCCCCCGGTTCGGCTGCGGGGCGCTCAGCAACGACCGCCCAGACGGCTGCGAACAGGATCGCGTACCAGAAGTCCCAGGACAAGATCCAGAACGCGATTGCCTGGGCGCGGATCAACATCAGTTCCGACCAGGCCGCGACCGCAGCGAAGCGCGAGGCCTCGTACGAGTCCTATCTGACCTGGCGGAAGAAACACCCGAATGCGAAGGGCACGGGGCCGGGCGGAATCTCCTCGGCGGACGTGCGCCAGTACCAGCAGACCGCCTTCAGGCTGGCCGGTGCGCTGTTCTACGGCGTCGCCAACAAGGATCCGAAGACCGGCCTGCCGATCACGACCGGCAAGAACCGCTGGCAGACCAAGCCCGACTCGGCGGCGAATGCCCTGCGCCTGATCCTGATGGCGGGTGTGCCGTACACGATTGCCTACCAGGCGATCTACCAGCTTGCGAAGTTGCAGAACTCGCGCTGGATCGACGCGCTGGCCTGGCAGAAGAAGTACAAGGGCCAGGGCGGCGAAGCACCGGGTCACGGCCCAGGGGGGTAAGCCATGCCGACCTCACTGCGAGGCGGTGTCGGCCCACCGAAGAAGAAAGCTCCTCCTCCTGCTCCGATCCCGGAGCGCAGCCCGGTGATGCAGCCGAAGCCGCCGAAGCCGAGCATCCTCGACAAGCAGGCGGCAGTCCATGCCGCCGTTCACAATCTGCCGCCGCATGTGGTCGCCAGACCGCAGCCGTCCGCACCCATCTCCGACGTGGCGATGGAGTCGCGTCGTCAACAACGTTTGCGCGGGCCGTTCGTGCCGCCGCCCGTTCCCCGCTCGACGCTCGACACGCGCTACAAGGCTGCGATTGCCGCGCCCGCCAACCCGAAGATCAAGGTGCCCGGCCTGAAGAAGCGGGTGCGAGCGCAGGACTACCTGGCGGCGACGATGACCCCCGACGAGCTTGCCGCGTACGCGAACGACTTCGCGCGCACGGAGGCCACAACCCCGGCCTACTTCAACCGGATCACGAACCGCGTCACCGAGCGGCCCGGAGGCGACGGCGGCTTCCTGCACGCGCTGACGGAGATTCCGGGTGAGGCCTATCAGCACGTCTACGGCCCGCTGCTCGGGCAACTGCGCTACACGCTGCCTTCGCAACTGGGTGGGCCTCCGGAGTACAAGCGCAACCAGATGAGCTTCGGAGAGGCCCTGAAGGCACCGGCCAAGAACCTGCTTATCGGTCGCAGTGCGGTCAACCTGTTCACCACCGGGCACACCTCCGACCCGGCCGGGGCGCTGTTGGAACTGGCCCTGTTGCCGGTCGGCGGCGCGAGAGTCCTGAAGGTCGGCGAGGAGGTCGCGCTGGGGCTGACAACGGCGCGGCAAGCGGGCCTGAAACGGAACGAGCTTGTGCCCGTGATTCGGGCAGCGGTCGCGCGCGGACTCTCCTCGCCGATCACGGGAGCGGAAGTCCCAAGTCAGGAGTACACGCGCATGATCGGCGAGGCGGCGAACAACCCCTTCCTCCAGAGCGCCGCCCGCAACGGCGCGCACGAGGCCATCGACACGCTGACGCAGAGCCGCCTGCCGGTCGAGACGCAGGCGATCAAGGATGCCCTGGACGTGCAGGTGCATCTCGCCACGCAGGGGATGAAGCCGAAGGAGGCCAAGGCCTACGCGCGCACAGCCTTCAAGGAGTGGGGTCAGGAGGCTACGGCCGAGATCCATGGCCGAGTGGAGACGATCAAGAAGCTGATCAACGCGCGCATCGAGGCGGTCAGGAACCCGCACATCGCTCCCGAGATCCCGGTACCGCCGCTCGATGAGGCGGCGAACGCCGAGCACGTCCGCCGGGCCATCGCCGAGAGCAAAGGAGTCAAGGTCGATACGAACCCGGCGCGGCTGAATCAGATCTTCGCCGACACCTACCGGCTCGCCGTTCAGGGCCGTCGCTTCCGCCAGTGGTACGAGGTCTCGGCCAAGGCGATCCTGGCGCTCGTTCACGGCGATACCAAGGATGCGAACATCCTCGCGCAGTTGATGGGCATCTACTCGGCCTCGGCCGAAGTGCCCGCGAACTCGATCTTCGCCCTACGCGCCTTCGACCAGTGGAAGGCGAACATGCCGATCACCGAGGGATCCCTTCCCCAGATCGAGAAGGCCACCAAGGCCGTGAACGGCCAGGAGTGGGAGGGGATGAAGACCAACTCGTTCTACGGCAACCTGGCGAAGCACATCCTGCCCGCCGATCAGTACCGGGCCATCTTCAAGGACAGGCCGGTCACGGTGGACATCTGGATGATGCGTGTCTTCGGATGGAAGGGGAAGGGCAAGGAAGTTCCCAGTCCGCGCCAGTACGAGTGGGTCGCGAACCGGATCAGGGAGATCGCCGACCAGTTGGGCTGGTCGCCCGAGGAGGTACAGGCCGCAGCCTGGGTCGCGTTCAAGGCGCAGACCGAGGGCACCTCGCAGGAGCTTGCCGCCTTCGACTACGCGCATGGGATCCAGACGCATGTCGGTCAGATCAACTACGAGACGATGACCGACCAGTTGAAGGGCGCGATTCCGCCCGAGGCGGTCGATCAGCAGTTCCAGGACGTGATGGAGATCATCGCGCCCGGTGGTCACGACCTGATCTCCGAGCAGATCGGACTCGGGGCAGGGTTCCACACCGGCCCGGGAGTCGAGAACGTCGGCGGCAGGATCGTTCACAACCCGGGCGTCGCGAGCTACATCCCGCTGGTGCGCCGCAAAGGAGTCAGCCCGCAGACACTGGGAAAGTTCTTGAAGGCGAAGGACTTCGCTGGCGCTGCCGACTACGCCGATACGACCGAGCAGGCGATCCGGGCGGACATCAAGGCAGGTCTGTCGGTCGGGCAGATCGCGGGCAAGTACGACAAGGGCCGGGGAGTGACGATCAGCGAAGCGGAGCGCCAACTCGCACGCGAGGCCGCTGCCGCTCGCGGCTTCGTGCTCGACCAGCGTGCGGTCGGTACCGGCCGGATCTTCCAGCCGGAGACGCTTGAAGAGGCGAACGCGGTCGATCTGCGGATCCCCGGCGGAATCTCCACTGACACGGCCGAGCGGATCGCGGCCTTCGCCGGGCCTGACACGGGGATCATCCACACGCCCGACGGAGCCTGGCTGGTCAACTTCGGCAAGGAGACGAACGCAGTCTGGCGAGAGCGGATGGGTACCATTCTCGATCAAGTTGACCCCAACAGATCGGCCAGGGCCTACCGTGCGGCCTACGACGGAGAACTGGTCGGAAGGAGCGACTATGAAGATCTCCTGGCACGACTTGAGCGAAGACGACCCGGTACTGGAGAGGTACTACGTCGGCTTGCCGGTGACGTTCGCGCCACCAACCAGCGATACTTCGACGCAGGAGCCGAGTGGCGGGCCAACCGAATCGCCGCCCTTGCCTCCCGCGAAGGACGTGCAGCAGAGCCAACAGATCTACTAGGCCCGGCGGGGCCTCGCGGGAGCCTGGAGGGAGACCCACTCCAGTTCGCTGCTGGCTTCCCGGAACAACGCCTGCCACCGCGCGTCGTCCCGGCCGAAACACCGGCCGAGCCGTGGGTACCACCCGAAGGCCCGCACAGTCGTGATCTCGTAGACCCGACGCCGGGGAACCGGCGCTACGAGATCTCTATCGGCAACGAGGTGGTCGGCTCGATCCAGCGCGATCCGGCGGGCAAGTGGGTGCCGACGCCGATGGGGCGCTTCGTTCCCGGGTCGGAGAACTGGGTCGGCGGCGAGAAGACGCTGAAGGCTGCCGAGCAGCGGCTGCTCACGCACGCCTACGGGATCAGTCCCGCGCGGGAGGACATCCCCGGCATGCTGCACGGCGCAAAGGTGATGCAGCCACGCGCGGCGGCGCTCCGTTCGGCGGAAGCGGGAGCGCGGATCGCTCCCTCCGAGGAGGCCTGGTTGAGCAACCCGGACGCCATCCAGGGTTTCCACGCGGCCAAGCACGAGCTTCGTGGCGAGTACCCACGTATCCAGTACAAGCACTTCCAGTACTTCACTCGCGACGCGCTGGTGGACATGGTCAAGGAGATCCGGGATTCGGAGAGCCTGAGGTATTACGAGAAGATCAACGCTGCCGGTGCGGTCGAGGCAGCATGGGAGAAGAGCAAGCTGCCGACCCCGGCCGAGATCGGGTTGCTGGAGAAGGTGTTCGGCAAGCTAACGACCGAGAGCATCGCCGCTGCCACCGAGGGCGAGCGCATCTCGCCCATCGTGAACCTCCTCGGGCTGCCGCGCGCTCTCCAGACCTCGTTCGACCTCTCCTTCATCGCGCGTCAGGCGCTGGTCGCCGGAGCGCGTCACCCGAACATCGCGCGTCAGGTCTTCGCCGAGACGATCCCCCGCGCTCGCACCAAGGCCGGTGCGGACGCACTAGCGAAGGAGCTTGAGACGAGTCCGACCGCACCCTTGCATCAGAAGTACAAGCTGGCGGTCACCGACCTGGGCGGCGACTGGGCCAGGAACGAGGAGCAGTACGTCTCGCGCTGGGCCGAGCACATCCCCGGCGTCGGTCTCTCCAGCCGCGAGTACACGCTCGGCCTCGCCACTCTGCGCGCCAGGCTGTTCGACTTCCTGGCTCCGGAGGTGGAGCAGGCCGCACTGGAGGGCAAGGGCTTCTTCCAGAGCCTGGGCGAGAGTTACCGGATCGGGGGCCACGACCTCGGCTTCTCACTTCCGCGCATCGGCTCGGAGAAGCGTTTCCTCGGCGTCGGCTCGCGCGGCGTCGAGCGAGACGTGGACAAGTCGCTCGGCGATCTGGCGGGGTTCGTCAACGCCTCGACCGGGCGCGGCAACCTGGGGTCGAAGACGCTGGAGCAAGCTGCGCCGCTCCTGAATCAGATCCTCTTCTCGCCCCGGCTGCTCGCTTCCCGGCTCGCCTTCCTGAACCCGATCTGGTACGCGCGGCTCGACCCGGCCGTGCGAGCACAGGCACTCTCCTCGGCGATGCATACGCTCTTCACCGGCATGGTCGTGCTGGGAATCGCGCGCGAGGCGGGAGCGACGGTGGGCCTCAACCCGCTCTCCTCCGACTTCGGCAAGATCAAGGTCGGCAACACCCGGATCGACATCTGGGGCGGCTTCCAGCCGATCATCCGCTACCTGGCCCAGATCGCCAAAGGCGAGTACATCTCGGCCTCGACCGGCGAGAAGATCCCGCTCGGCTCGGGGATCGCCAAGACCACGCGCGCCGATGTGTGGCTCCGCTTCGCCCGCTCCAAGGCTGCACCGCTGCCGGGTCTGATCTGGGATCTGGGCGCAGGCAAGAACATCCAGGGCGAGGACGTGAGCCTCTCCAGTTGGAAGGGCCGCAAGGCGCTGATCGCGCAGGAGTTCATCCCGCTGCTCTGGCAGGACATGTACGACTACCTGCACACGCAGGGTGTGAGCGCCACGAAGCCGAGCACCTACGGGCGCGCCTGGAACGCGCGCAGGCTCGGCGCTGCCGGAACGATCCTCGGCCTGGGCACGCTCGGTGTCGGCGCGCTGACCTTCAAGCCGAGGGCACCGAACAGGAAGCTGATCTCACCGCCCAGTGGCGGTCTGTTCGGAGGCGGCGGCAGTAACGGCCTGTTCGGCGGCGGCGGCTCCCAGCAGGGGCTGTTCGGCGGATGACCCTCCAGCCGAACTGGGCGCAGCAGATCCTCCGCTCTATCGGCGCTCCGATCACGCCGTCCAACCTGCACGTCTTCGATCTCTGGCAGCGGGCCGAGGGCGGCGGCACCGCGAACGACGCGAACTTCAACCCGTTCAACACGACCCAGCCGATGCCCGGTGCCGGGGTAATCAACTCGGTCGGCGTTCGCAGCTACCTCTCGGGGCAGCAGGGGGTCAGGGCGACCAGAGACACGCTCCTGAACGGGAACTACGACGAGATTGTCAACGGGCTGCGGCGAGGCGCAGCGCCGGTACAGATCGCCCGAGCCATCGCGCGCTCGCCCTGGGGAACGGGAGAGGGTGTGCTGCGCCTGCTCGGCCAAACAGGGGGCGGTGGCCTCGCAGCGCCAACCGCTCCTCGGTCGGCGGGGTCGGCTACCGCAGGGGGACGAGTCCCCTCTCTCCCCTCGGCCCCGCCGACTCCCCAGATCGTGATGCCGCAGATCGGACTCTCGACCTCGGCGCTGACCTCCAACCTCGGGAGGATCGCACAGGGCGCAGAGCCGACCGACCTGCTCGCGGACACCTCGAACACGCTGCTCTCGCAGCTTCTCCAGCCCTCCAAGCTCCGCTATTCGACCCTGAGCAACGTCCAGACTCCGAGCTTCGACCTGCGCGGACATCCGACGACACAGGCCTCGCGCTCGTTCGACCCCGGCGGGGGGTGGGGCGGAAGCTACGGGCCTGCCACTGCGGTCGCCAAGGTGGGCGAGAGGTACGGCCTGGTGCCGACCTCGCAGAAGCGCGACACGAAGATGAGCGCCTCCGGCCTCGTCTCAGACCACTGGGTGGGCAGCAAGAACGCCTACGCCTACGACCTGGGCGGGACGGTGCAGCAGATGGACGAGGCGGCGCGAGCGATCACGAAGCGGCTCGGCATCCCTTACAGCGGTGGCGCGCTGGTCGGCAGCGTGGTACGAAACGGGTTGCGCTACCAGATCCTCTACCGGACGAACGTCGGCGGGAACCACTTCAACCACATTCAC